ATAAGAACGAACCGCGATTTGCGGTCGCAAAGGTTTCTCAAGTGAGCAACCAATATCCTAACATCGGATACCAGCAGCAGCCGCTGGTCCCTGGTAACAACTTCGCAGTCAATATGGCCATCGAGGTCGACGGGAAAATCGAAAACTACGAGAGGATCCCTCTCAACTCTTCGATAGCAGAATTCCCCGACAGGGGCGTGCTTATCAGCGAGACGCGAGACGGTATCATCAACGAGGTTAATGCAATCAAAAGCGCGAGCGTTACGGCGCTCCAGCAAGTAGAAACGCATAAGAATGTGATTGCATCCTGCGACAAGCTTCTCTTTGACCTGAATCCTCAGCTTCGAAAGGAGCAGGAACAGGCGGCAGAGATAGCCACTCTCAAGGAGCAGTTATCTGGGATGAGCGAGCAGATTGCGGCCCTCACGGGAATGCTCTCTAAGTCGCTGGGCAAGAAACCAAAGGAGGAATAAGAAAAATGGGATACGCAGTTTATAGCCTCAGAGGAGGCAACTACGGTCGCAAGTCCGACGCCATGGAGTTCGAGGAGGCCGCTCAGATGGTCGAAGAAGGACTCGAGTGCATGCGTGAGCTCGCCGAGGAGATGAAGGACCAGTACGGTGAACGCCGGTACGGCATGCGCGGCGGTTACGGGATGCGTGGCGGCTATGGCCGGCGCGACCACGAAGACTGGGACGACATGGACGAGATGTACGGCATGCGCCGGCGCCGCGACTCCAGGGGACGCTTTATGTAAAACAACGGGGCGGGGAGACTCGCCCCTTTTAATGAAAAATCTATGGCAGAAAGAATCGACGCTTACGAGGTGGTTCCTCGCGGCATGAGAGAATACATGTCTTATTATGGCCGGCACATCAGCAAGCCGCTCTATGAGCTTGCTGTCGGCATGATGGAGACCAGGGACGGCGGAAAGGTCAAGACGATGGAAAAAGATGCCATCCTGGAGAAACTGAAAGCGAACGGCGTTACGGTCAAAAACGACAAGGCTTACGATGTCCCTTATGTCTGGGCGATGGGAATGGCCGACTACATGGGCTCATCCATCACGGACGAGGCTCACCTGGCCAAGTTTGTCATGGACTATGTGGATGATCGTGACGGGTCGAAAACGAGGGCCTTCGATGAGCTCTACGCAAAGACTCTTGCGCTGGACATCCCTTTGATTTGGGAAGACCTCATGTAATGCTCATCCGAAAGGTTCATATCCGATACTGGACAATCCTGTTCCTGTTCTCTTTCGATCAGTACGATATGGAGCGGATCCACGACGCCCTTGTCTGGGCCGACGCTCCGAATTCTATCATTTCCAAAGTGGAACGGAATGTCAAAGCCGGTCGCTTGAACGAGGGCTTCACTTACTCGGAGCCCTCGCTTAGGCGTACCGTATTTGCGACGGGAATCGCCGAGAATGGACCGGAAGTCCTGAACAGCGTCGTCCATGAAATAATCCACATCTGCCAGCATATCGCTATCGAGGACGGGATGGATCCTTTTGGTGAGCCATTTGCATATCTCGGCGGAGAAATATCAAGAGAAGTAAGCGACATAGTGTGCGAGCTTTCGTGCCCGCACTGTAACCGGCGCGATTGAAGTCGGTAAAGGGCGTCAGGTTTTGCGGTTCCTGGCGCCCTTCTTTTAAATAAGAAAGTCTTCCTTCTCAAGCGAACTGATATAGAAGTAGGCAAGAGAAATACCGGTCAGCCTGCAGAACTTCGAAACGGTATCCTTCTTCGGAGAAGCTTTACCATTTTCGATTTTCCAAAGAGCCGAAGCGGTGATTCCGAGATCCTTGGCCATCTGAGGCCGGCTTGTATTGATAGCCTTCCTGATTTCCTTAAATACTTTCCCGTAGTCCATGTCCAGTTTGTTTTTTGAAGTAGTATTCGTATCGTTTGAAATAGATTGCCGCCATTTTGCAATACGCTTTCCGTAGAAGCGCATTCTTGGCATGTTCCATCTGGTCAATGTAGAACGAGCAGTTGCTGTCCATTTCTTCCATTCTATTAGATAAATAGTTAGGACCAGATATAATCTTTTTTAGGATTTTAGCGTTATTCATCTCATAGCAATTTGAACATTGATTCGTTTAACACAACTTGATTCCCGTTGTCAAGATTGACAATCCACGAACCGTTTACCTTTGCGTCAAGAGTCCCGTCCCCGTGGTTGGTGGTATGTACCCGGTCGCCTTTCCCGTATATCCACTCGTGCTTGAAGTTGAACCGGGCGATGTAGGACTCCGGGAATAAGCCGTTCTCCGGAAGTTGTCTGAGTGAGCGCATGATGTCGTAGTAGCCGTTCTCACAATGGGCGCGGTCTACATAGAGAAGGATTACCCGGATGAGTTCGTTTGCATCGGCGATCACATTGGTGTAAGCCTTGCTGTCCTCACCGACCGCCTCCCAACAAGAGGTGTCAAGGCCGAACTTCTCCATATACCCACGGGCTTGCTCAATGCACCTTGCGTAGTTCTTGATATACATTTTCTTCTCCCGGTGGAAGGCGTTTCCTTGCACACGGAGTTGCATATCAATATCCTCCATGAGTACCATTGTTGCCTGGAGCATCAGGTGCAGTACATTGACAGACCACTCAAGAGGTGTGTGTTTCTTATCGCTCATCTTCTTTTTCTTTTAAGTATTCATCGGCCATGCGCTCCAGATCCTCCTTGCTCAAATCGTTTTTCTTTCCAAGGTGCGGGAGGCAGACAAAGAGACTGATGAGCGCAAATTTCAACTCGACCCAAAGTATCCACAAGGCGAACAATGGGGAAAGAATAAACATCTGCACTTTTCCTTGAAGCAACGTGTCTTCTATTCTGATTGGGATGTTCTTCTTTTTCATTTCATCTTCGATGAACCCTTCGACGAAAAGGAAAGATGCAGGCCATATGATTATTATTAGTAATGCTATAACTATGTTCATTCCCTATCCTCCGTAAAACTCTTTTTCCGGCGGTTCTTGGCAGAGCCGTTCAAGTTCGTGGATCGCCACGTCGATTGCTTGGTTTATTGCATCCTCCGTGAAGTATGGCCCGTCAGGGTCTCGGAAGGTGCGTAGTATTTCCAGCGCGGTCTTTCTGTCCATGTTACTCATAAAACAACTTCAATTTTTTTGTAAATCGTTCCAATGTAACCACGCCGCCGGATTTCAGTTAGAATTTCCGAGTCTGGAATGGTTTTAAGTAGTTCCTTGGCTTCTGCTTTCTTGTCCCAAGTCAACTTTCTCTGATCGCAGTCTTCGCTTTCTAAAGATTTGGCCTGGTCGAGAAGCGTCCTTTCCTTTCTTCTTATTCTTGACTCCGCAATCTTTTTCTTCTGACAATCTTTGCAATAGATTTGCAATCCGTCCTTTGTTGCGCGGTTCTTGCAGAAATACTCCACCGGTAGCTCTTGTCCGCAGCACTTGCAGACTTTGGTTTTTGCTTGTTCGTCACTCATCTTTCTCGTTTAATTTAATTGCACAAAACAATATCCACATTAGCAGGAACGTAATCGGCCAAAGAAGCCCCAATATAGCGTCACCTACCCAGCCTATATCATCGTTAAGATTGCTCAGAAGTGCTGTTGTCGCAATCGCAAATGATAAGTAGATGTAGATGGAGACAACTACTATTAAAACAATCCAATACCAGCTCATTTCTCTTTGAGTTGTTTGATTAGTTCGTCGGTAATCTCGATGGCCGCGTTGACAAACCCGTCAATCGTTGCAAGTCGCTCGCCTCGAATGCTTATCTTTTCCGGATTCGACAACATTCCAGCGAGTATATCCTTCGCCGCCTCTCTGCGGAAAGATTCTTCATTATAGGCCGCTCCGTCTTGGATTCCTTGCTTATAGGCGTAGTATGGAGAGAGACCATTGAACGCCTGCTCTACTTCTTCCTTTGTCATTTCTTCTTCTCCTTTTTCATCTCATTATAAACTGCTTCAATTCGTCGGGCGAACTCCTCATTGCATTCGTAACACCACACATCATCGTTCTCGTCAATGAGAATCTCATCCTTGCCCGGAATCAGCGGTTTTCCGCAGATACAACAATGCTCCAGTTCCTGCTCTTTGAGATGTTGTCTAAAGTCAATAGTGCTCATTTTTCTTTTAATTCTCTTAAAATGTTCTCAGCGCAATTATGAAAGCCGTCCCAAAATGCATAGATTTGTGATTCTCCTTCCTGCTCCATACACCTTTCGCCCTTTTCGAGGTATTGCTTTACAATGGCGATGATGTTTTTCTCGGCCTGCTCGTAACCTTTGACAAAACCGTCTCTTTGGAATGGTCTATCGTGCAGATGTCCACGCTCTGCCGGATATGCTTCCAGTGCTTTTTGCTCTGCTCTTTTACTCATATCTCTTCCTCATTTTATCGACCCAAGCAAGAGCATCTTCACGGCTTGCGAAAGCCTCATCATCAAGAGCCTCCTTGAGCCATTTTTCTGTATTACAGAAAGGGCACGGGTCTTCACCACCATTAGTTAGATTACCGTCACAATCACAAGAATCCAAGTCCCACAGATATCCATCAATACATTTCGCATCGGGATAACTGGCTCCGAAGTGTGGGAACTCAATTCCACATCCTAATAGTTTCTCTGCTCGCTTACTCATGGTGGTGAAGA